CCTGGACACTGCTTCCAATAACTTCATTTGCAATCTCTTCAGGTTCTGGAGGTTCTCCAGTCCGCAACATGGCTAAAAAGATGATGGGTACAAGGGGTTGCGCCACCCCCGTTAAAAAGTTATGGAACAAAAACTCATGCAGAGACATTTTACCGGCGCGCCATGCACCCCAAGTAGCTCTTTGCAGATTACCAAAATTGCCAGCGAAGCCAAAAAATGGAGTAAACAGCCTTCCGATAGCCGACAACCCCTCGGTAGAGCGTTGCAGGTGCGACAAGTCCAGCGCATTGCCTGACGGCTGGATTTCTTTGATCTTCGTATCGGCATAATCAACGGCTTGCTCCACGTCGCCGTCAAACTTGTCAAGCCCATCCCGATACGACCCAAGCCATGTTGGGAGGAAGGACACGGAGTCAGCCGCGACAATCCCAGCATAGCCAACAGCCATAATATCTTCACGGCTCATGCCGAAGAATTTCTTTTCCGGCTTGAACTTCATCATCTGACGCCGGAAATCGTTATCATATGCCATATACCGTGACCGCATATATGGCGACAATTTCATGATATTGTCAAAAGCTTCTTTCGGTCCTTTGATAAATTGTCCGTACCCGCGCAGCATGGTCGGGAGTCCTACCCTGGCCTGCGCCTGGAAAAACCCGCCAAAGTTTTTCATGGCGGTAACAATATTCCATCCCATATAAAATGCGGAACTGCGCTTCATAGCCCATTGAATGGTTTTTTCCCAGCGTGTCCCGACCATGCCGTCTGGCCTGATCATGTGCTTCAAGCTTGGCCGGATCATCTTGTAAAGCTCCGGCCCTAATACACGGATGGCTTCGGATTGATACGTCTTGTTCCTCGTTACTCGGTCAACATCCCTAACAATAGGCGCAAGATGGATATATCTCAGGGTGTCGCTCAAGTGTTCACTCAACACCGACATGGAGAGTTTTATAGGAAGCTTAGACCCGGTTGCGGTGCGCTTCTTGGTAAACCCAGACTTGGCCGAAGGGGTTTGCAGAACGGCTTCCTGTCGTGAGGACAAGTCGCTCATTTCGTCCCACATGGCTGCAAGCATAGACAGACTCCCATCGTATCGAATGGGGAAATACCCACCGCTAATCTCAATGGGGCCGCCGTCTTTTGTTTGCACGGTAATCGGTTTTGCCTCAACTTTTTTCAGCCGGAAATGATTAAGCTTCAAATGTACCGCGTCAACTTGCGGGTAGAGATCGTTGATGCTGTCCCAAATGCCCTGCACAGCCCTCCAATCTTTTTGAGAAAGAAATTTTGTAAGCTCCTTGAACTGTTCAACGGCCATGGGTGTGCCATTAACCGTAAAACCTGCGGACATACGTTGCAGGTTGTCTGCGTTGCCCATGTTTAGGGCTACCATGATAATATGCTCAAAGGTCCAATGTCGGTTATCCGGCTTGAAACAGTCCGGCACAGGAACGTCGGTTTTAACCTCCTTTCCGTGATCCTTCCATGACGTAATCAGTTGTTCGAGGTGCGGTGTTATCTTGCCGCCGACCTCTTCCATGGCGGCATAGAAATTATCCAGCCCCTTGGCGAGAGGTGCCCATAACTGGCGTTCGTTGATGCCTGCCTTGCCTTTTTTACTGACATTTGACCAGCCGTCCATCTGCCGAAACAGCCACAAGGGTATACGTATCCCCGCAAAGTACGATTCTTCCACATCTTGCAGCTTGCGCCGTAGGCTGTCGTGCTTTGCCAACTTCTTGCCCTTCATCTTGGCTGCTTCCTGTACGGCTTCGGCTGCAAGGTCGGCAATGGCTGTTTTCTCGTCTGAGAGTAGAGCTTTTTTGACTTCGCGACCACGCCCGACGAGGAATTTCAACAGGTCGTCCAGTTCCTGGATTTCGCCCCATGTCATTTCCGATGTGGCGCGAGTGTCGTTGTGCAGCCAATCGGAGAATACCGGAACACCCAGGGCGGTTATGTCGTCAAGATTGCCTGTTATACCGCTTAAAAACTCGCCAAGCTGTGGCGTGCCTTCGTCAACATTGAGCCTACGTGACACCATCTGGTTGCGGAGTAAAAGCTGGTTGATCTGCTGCCGGTATTCGTAAGCAACATCGGCCTTTACCGCACGTTTCCACCGTGCTTGCGTCTTGCGATAGGCTTCGTTCGCCCGATAGTGGGCAGCGATAAGAGATTCGTTAAGCCGCGCCTTTTCATTCAAGTCGAACGCCTTGGTCCAATCCTGCGCCTTGACGGCCTTAATGACCTGCTGACGCAACCGACGCGAAGCCACCAACAACTTATTGACCTTGATGGCATCGCCTACCTTCTGCCCGCCTGTGGTCTGGTCTGCCCATACGCGCAAGGCTTTACGGGTCAACGCTGCCCGTCCTTGTGCTTCTTTGCGCGCCAACCATTTGCTTTCAAGCTCCATCTGCTTACGGGCTTTTGCGGTCCTTATCGCTTCTTCCGTGGTCAGTTCCGCGTCGTGCTCGATGTCTAATTGAGCGACGCGCTGTTCTATCCACTGCGTTTTCGTCTTAGACTTGGATAACTCCTTGACGAATTCCCGCGCTGACTCGTAACCGGCTTCGATAGCTGCGTGCTCGATGTCGAGGCCGTCTTTTTTAAACAGCCCCTTTACATTCGGAAGCTTCACATCGCCGAACAGCCGCTTAACGCTGGACCTATCAATGCCGCCGCGTTCCACAAGCATGGTCATGGCCTTATAGACCGGCACTTCTTCAACTTCCGCCTTCGCCTGTTTGCGCCATTCCTTCAGTCGCTCGTCGAGTTTTGCGGTGCGCTGTTTGTCCTTCTTCTCCGCCGCTTCGGTTTCTGCACCATCGACGGCCTTTCTGTATTCCGCGATTTCTTCCGGTGTTGCACCGGCCTCTTTGAAAAACGCTTCATCAAGTGCCGCGATCTGCGCCGCCATTTCACGGGCCTGCCTTATTTCCTCGTCGGTGGCCACGAGCCTATCGAATACGCGCCTAATATCGTCGTTGATCTCCACCTGCAAGGCATCGGCGGTCTTGTAGATGTTTACCAGCCAGCGTTTGAACTGCCGGAAAGCGCCTATAAGACCTGTGGCCGGGGCTTCCCCTTCGCGTAAGTAAGCCTCAAAACCACGGGCGAATTGCTCGTGCTGTTCCGTGGTCAGCTCACCGTCAACGCCGAGCCATTCCTTAATGGCTTTCCACTCTTCGACCTGCACGCCGTAGGTTTCGGCTACGTGCTGCAAGTCGCTTAAAAAGAAATGACCAAGTTCATGCAGAAAGGTGGACAGGTTTGCGCTCTCGAAAAGCGTGATAAGCGTTTTCCCGTCGCCGGTAAGTATTGCACCACGGGGGGCGGTGTCGGTGCGGAAGAACGTACCTTGTCCTCCACCCTGATAAAGATGGTCTTCTCCAACCTTCTCGGCGACGGAGTTATCAAAAAGCATAGCCCCGTTGCTGGTCTTTATCCCAACTATCTCGTTCGGCTCTATGACGTTTTCATAAATCCATTCATCAAATTGGCCGCGATTCCAGTCCCACATATCGGCACTGTCAACAATATCGGCAGGATCCAGTGCCGCGACAAAATCATCAACGCTTAACTCTTCGACGGAAGCCGGGAGCCTGCCTTTCTCTTCATCCGCAAGATAAGCATCGCGTGCGAGTTCTTGGAACTCCGCAACCGGCATCAGCCTACTTATGGGTACGCGCCACGCAGTATCGCCAAAATGCGAGATAGCGTCCTGGTCATCGGCCCACTGCGACCATTCATCTTCGTTCAGGGTTTCGCCCTTGAATCGGTAGACATATTCTTTTTTGCTTTGCTGAAACTGCACCTGCCCCAACTGGTGAAGCTCGGCAAACTCGTCAAAATTCTGCCGCTGAATGGTGATGCCGAATCGTTTTAGATGTTCCGCCGCTTCAATTCCGGTCAGCTTCGCCAAGACGTTGGCGCGGGCGATGATCGGCATAATGCTGTACGAGGCGTTGTCACCCTTCACCCCTGCGTCTTCTAGCTGGGCCTTAAGGTCGGCTTCAATTTGATCTACCATGTCAGGAGAAATTAGACGCCGTTGCTCTTCATCGTACAGCTCTTTAATCCGGACGTTCGCGGCACTTTCGGCTTGCACATCGGCCTCGGCTGCGTTAACCGTGGTTTCCTCTGCGCTGATACTCAGATCGTTCTGGAATAACGTCATGGCTTGGTCGGTACCGACGCCCGCAGCAACCTTCCCGAAGTCCATTTCTACTGCGCCACCGGTTTGTAACGCCGTGATAAGCTCGGTTCGGCTTACACCATACTGCTCCGCCCATGTCGTTACTTCCTGCTGAGTCATCCCCTGTTCGTCAATGAGCGTTTCGACAAGACGGTCCGCTTGCAAATACACTTTCTCGACGCCGTTCTTTTTCCCGACACGCTCCATGAACTCCGCGAACGCTTCAGGAGACCTCTCTTTAAGACGCGAAGCTTCAACAGAAGTGGCAACGTCAATCAGCTTGTTTTTTCGTACCTCAGCTTCCGTCTTGGCTTTGTGAGCGGCTTTTATGTCTCCGGCAAGGGTAACCCCGCCGCCTACCAGCCCGGTCACGGCCATCCCCTTTCCTACCTTTTCGGCAATCCCCTGCAACTGCTCCATGGTCGCAGGGTCTTTAATGGTCTGCGTGATGCTCTGGTCCTGTAACACGCCGCCGACAATGATGTTCGTCAACTCCTGCGCCATTTCGGTCGTAACTTCGCCGGTCCACGCCATTGCGTAGTTTTTGGCGAAATCGAAAAACGCTTTGCGAATTGTCGGGTTGGAAAGCACCAAGCCCTTAACGCCGTTCGACATAACTTTTCGCAACCCAGGAATGACTTTCGCCAGAGCCGAAAAGCCGACCGTTTCTAGGGTGGCGTTGGCGACACCGACAAGCTCGGCGGCTACGGCGGCTGTTTTGTCGTCTATCTGGTTGCCTTCGCCGTCCTGCAAGGTGCGAAACTCGCGGAACGCCTGCCCCGCTTCAACGTCATGCGCGTGTTCGAAGTATCCCACCCGCAACCCCACACCGGCACCGGTGACAGCGCCAGACGTGGCCGTAACAGGGGACGCTAGGCCGCCAGTAGGGATAGACGCCGCCGCCCCGACTGCGCCGCCAGCAAGCGCACCTTCCAAGCCGCGTTCCATAACTTTAGGCGACTTCATCGACTCGAACATTTGGCCGACAAGCTCAGACGCTGCCGGGATGAATGATGACAGGCCCGTATCTGTGGTCTCATAATTGCTGGCCGCGTCGAGCTTGGCGAGGTATTCAAGCTGATCGGGAGGTAAGTCTTTGCCCTGCAATATGAGCCGCCGCCGTTGTTCCCACAGCACCCCGCCCCGGTCCATTGCTTGTCCGGAAATGAATTCGCGGTATGTGTCGGTGCCCTTGACGAAACCAGGAACGAGAGACGAAGAAAGCCCCTCAATGTTCTTCACGGCCTCCGCGTTTACAGCTTCCTGCTGCTGCTTTTTCAAAGCGGATGTCTTTTCCTCAATGGTGGCGAGGTTCTCAAGATCGTCCTGTGCCAGCGACATGAACCATGCATCTCTCGTCTGCCCTACAAGCACGGGGGCGCGGTCCCGCAACTTGTCGAAATCAGGCATATTTGCCGCCCTGCGAGCAACGTCAAGGTTGTCCTTGACAGCTTTTTGAGACACCCCTAGCTTAGATGATAAATTGTAAAGCTCTGCCGCCTCATCGGGGCTACGGTCGGCCTGCTTATACGCCTGTTGCGGGGTTGGCGGCTTTTCGACCGTTTCCCATTTTTCGTGCTTCTTCTCGGACCATGTGCCGTCTGCGCGCAAAATTTCCATTTTTTTATTGCCTGCCGCCGTGATGGTGGTATATTTTAAAAACAGTTATTAACAAACAGCTATAAAGGAGGTTTTATGAGATGGGCCTGTCTGATTATAAACGCCGTGCTATTTGTTTTCCCAATTAGCCTTATCATCCACGGGAAAGATATAGATTTGGCCTTCGCGGTAGCTGCTCTCATCATTGGCAACACCATGGCACTGACGGAGTTTGACCCTGTGGTGCCACTTAAGTGCGTGCGGCTTTACTTCCATCGTAAAAAACTTGAAGAGGAAGCTAGAATTGCCGAACTCAAAAAATCATCCTAACGGGCTTTCTCGCGCATCTTCTGCCCATCAACGGTCATATAGTAATGGTACCCACCGCGCTGCCCAAGATAAAAGGCGCTCTGGTCTTCGTCCCAAATAGCGCCCGGCCATTCCCCGGCTTTACGGATTTTACTTACTTCGCGTTGGATGTATGTTTGGCGCTGTTCACGATTATACCTAGCCTTGTCTGCTTCTGGCGTTGTCTTGATAACCGCCTGCTCGCCTGCCGTGTAGTCTTCTAAGTCAAGCGTCCCAAAATCCCACGTTGCTTTTTCTACGTCTGGCTGTGCGAGCTCAGTGCCCATTTTCACGATTTCGTTATATGACGGGTTGCGCTTGTGGACGCTACGGAATTCTAAAACGTCCTGATACAAGACCTTCATAAACCGCGCCTTGTCCTGGTCGTCTTTGAATATATCGCGCAAGTCACCTTTAAGAGTTTCAACGGCTTTGCCAAGGCTAGGCACCTCGCGCACTTTGCCAACTTCGGTCATGAGACTCTTGGCGTCTGATGGGTCAAGTTGTCCCTGGTTCGCGGCTCGCATCAAGTCAAGCTCCTGCCAGTCGCCAGACAAGACCTTCTCATAAGCCAAAAACCATTGGTTTAGACGGTTTGTTTTCTCCCCGTCCTCGCCTCCTGTGGCACGCCTTAGCCAGCTTTTCACCTGTAGCTTCTGTGTAGGATCAAGTCCTCCGTCTTTATCGATCGACGCAATGGAAACGTTCTCACCGTCATTGAAAATACGGTTGTAATATCGCTCTAGGCGGTCAAATTGCTTTTCATTGTCGATCTTGTCCTGTACCGCATGTTTGTGCGTCAGGTTGGAGATAACGGCGTTCCTGACATCATCGTCGTCAATGTCTTGTGCGAGCTCAAGCTGTGAAGCAGGCGTTCCCGCTATGGATTCAATCCGGTCTGTTTCCTTGTCGGCCTCGAACGGCACCCGCTCCTTTTCGGCCAACTCCGTAAGCGTTACAAGGTCGGACGGTTCGAGAACCTTCTTTATTTTGTCGTCGGCAAGAAGTTCTTTTGTGCGGATTGGATCATCGTGCAACAACGTGCTTAATGCCGTCTTGGTAATCGTCGCCGCCGCCACCCGCTTGCCGTTTTTTACCGCTTGTGCATTGCCTGTGGGGCCGACAATAAACTCTATCTGCTCGTTCATGTTGGCAATGGCAATGTTTATTTCCTCAACACCGCCGCCTGCCTGCAAGTCGGAAGCAAGTTGTTTTTCTGCAACATCCTGCGTGTCTTGCAGGGTCTGTCTGCGCCATTCCTGAATTTGCGTAGATTCCCAAGCCGCGAAGTTGCGCCGGTATGAGTTCTCTACATATCCAAGTTGCTCAATGGCCTTGTCGCGGTATCTCTTATTGACACCGTGCTTTGATAACAGCTCGTCTTTCCACTTGCGCGAGTTGTCGTTATAGTTCTGATAGACCCCTTTAAATCCGGTCTGCTCGTTCGCAAGTGCGGCCTGTCCTTGACGTTCCTGTTTAGTCTTTTCCCACTCTTCAAGGGATCTCTGCTGGAACTCGTTTTTTGCCGCGAGGATGGCCGTGCGCTGTTCGCGTTCTTCCTTCTGCTGCGCGAACTGCATCAGGGCGTTGCCGAAGTTTTCACCAGCGTCGGCTACCGCTTGGTCTGCCGTGTTTCGTTTATACCCACCGACCGATGTCGGTAGGCTTATGCTGCTTTCGTAGGTTGGTATCCTAGGCACTGGTCGCCCCCTGTTGATAAGCGCCATAAGACAGCACAGAAGAACCCACCTTGCCAACTGTGGATGCGACCGCGCCTGTCGCCCGACTGCTGTAATTCTTCGCCGCCACTGTGGCCTTGTTCGATTGCGCTTCACCGCCAACCATAATAGCGGTCATGTCTTCTGCAGATTCCTGCAAAGTTGATGCGAACACATCTTGTACGCTGCCGGACATAAGAGAGACGCCAGCTTTTGCGTACCCTACACGCTGCTTGCCCATCAGCTTTTGCGTGCGCTCAAATTGCCGTCTTGCCTCAACCGCCGCTTTCTTGCGCTGGTACTCGGCTTCGTTCTCGGCTACTTTTTCGTTGAATTTGGCCGTTTGATAAGAGGTGTAGCCGCCGTAAGCCAATGCCGCCACGGATACAGCCAATGCCGCCGCCGCAAGTCCCATTACCAAACCTTCCCCAGCATGTAGGCATCAACCTTGTCGACCTCATGCTGTTTCATAATGCCTTCAACCTCAAACCCAAGTTTTTGCAACCACTTGAAACCGTGCGGGTGATCGGCTCTCACATGGGCCTCAAGCCTGTGCAGCCCTATAGCCTCTTGCGCGGATTCAAGCCCTCGCACGCATGCCTTCCAAAACTCTTTCGGCATGCGCTCAACCGCCGTTCCCGTCCATGCGCTGCACTGTGCGACACCAGGCCATTTCTGCAAAAACACCCATATGGCAACAACTTCGTCCTCATACATGAAGCTGTTGATAATGGCGCATTTCTCAAGCTTGCCAAACAGGGTGTGCATGCTCCCGAAACCACCATGCAGTCTGACAACCATGGCATCATGCTCGCGCAACTTTGGCAATAGCTGTTCCAGGTGTTCCATTTCGAACGGCACCACTTTAATCATCGTTGCCAAACCTCATAGTTGACCACCAAGGCGTTTATCGTGACGGGCAACGGCATATCACGCCGCAAATAAACGCGCTTGTCACTGCTATAAGACCCCTCAATAAAGATGGACTTTTCCCCGCTGAACGGCTCAGGGGCTTCGCCAAACGTTATGTTTTCGTTGAAAATGATTTCGTCAAGGGTGTCGGAGCCCGGCCCTGCTTTCAGCCCGTAAGAGTCGGACAATCTCACGGCTACATATGGAAGAGATTTTACGCGTCCAATGCTTGCGCCATCGTTCAACGGTTCTTCAATGGGCAGAGTTTCCAAGTCAGACACATAATGCAGCCCAACAGCCACCTTGCTGGCGGCATAGTCAAGCTCTATCTGCCCGCTAGATACCGTTTTGTTTGATACGATGATGCCATCGGCCAACACGTCAACGTCTTCGCCTTCCAAATGGTCAAGACCTGTAATGGTTGTCGTGGCAACGCCATCATATAGCACGCCACAATCGACAAGGTAAGCATCTGCAAGGTCGTCAGAGTTGAACTCATCGGCCATGTATTCGACATACTTTACAGTGCTGCCGTCAATGGTGCGCTCAACGATGAAATACGGGATATCCCTATCTCCTCCGTTGACACAGGTAACGCTCTTCACGCTCCCTCCGGTCGTGTGCCGGTGCCACCCGACAACCTTGTCGTCCCGCTTGTAGGTCAATGCCATCAGGGTTCCGTCAGAACGCACGCACCACACGATGGAGCTTGACCGCTGGATATCAATATCAACAATGGTATTGCTGCGAAGCAAGTGCTCTGCAAGAAGCGTCAGGTCCGGAGAACGGTAAGAGTCGTCGTCGTACAAATAGGCGAATTCATGCAGGGCTTTACCGTCTCGCGCCACGAACAACACGGCATTGCCAACCTGTAAAGCCTGGATGTTCGCCCCGCCAACCGTGGTGTGCCGCCTCGCAAGGATCGCAGACGGCGTAATAGGCTCGTCCTGCCCCCCGCCGTTCATGAGCCATTCGCCGCCCGTGGTGCCGACGGCAAGCCCACCGCGAGCCGTGGTGAGCCACTTGATTTGGTTGACCTCGTTGGAGAGCGTTTTAAACGAGCACGCGTCCGAGTCCGTCACTTCGGACTGCACCCTGAAGCTTGACAGGGCATCGGTTTCTGACAAATCGATATCGCTGCCGTTAGCTACCACAAGACGCGCTTCGTGTAACGCGCCAACTGCGGGATATCCGGTCGTGTCGCTGTATTTACCGAGTTTCCATTGTGTGGTTGCCGAGGTCGGGAAGCTACCAACCACAACCGTCACAGTGCAGTGCGTTGAGTCGACAACAGCGGTTATCTCGCCCCACTTCCATGCAGCCGAATTGTAAATGCGTACCAGCCGCCCGACGTCGGTCGGCAAAAACCCCTGCCCGTCATTGATGCCGTCTGTGGAACTAGCCGTTACCGTGACGCTGCCAGTCCCAGCGGATGCGACTAAGGTTGTCGTGGTGCTGTTTAATGGTAAATACGGACCGTCAAGAAAGACCTCGTTGACAAACAACCATTCGGCCTCTCCGTACCGCTCCAACCTTTTGGTTGGATAGTCGGGGTGAAAGAACCACATAACGTCTGCGCTTTGCGTAATATGCAGATCGAACAGTTCGTCTTCCTGGTACGGGGTTGGGATTTCAAACACATCGCCGCTAAGCGGATACCACCAATCGGTTTCCGTTGAAGGGTTGTAGTTCAGGTTCGCGTCAGACAGCGAGTAATAATTAACGCCGCTATAAGATACCAAGGCTCCATGAGCATACGTGGTACCGCTATCCCATGCGTCCAAAGTCCCAACGGTCAACAGTGATCCGTCACGGCCAAGCCTGATATATTCCGGTCCAATTTCCAGAACATAGGAAATATCAGCAGAATACTCGAACGGCAAAAGCCGCTGTACTTTCGTAGCATCCTTTACGGGCCACCCGTAAAACGTTCCCGGTCTTGTCGTTGCCCCGCCGTGCGGATGAAGGATGAAGTTTTCAAGACGGGCGAGAGAGTTCTTGTATTGCGGAAGGTCCACGCGCCCGAATAGTCGTTCGGAGATTTCCCCGCCTGTGAAGGATGTTTGCCAACGCCAGATCATGTTCTCTCGCTAACGTAGGAGGTTGATTGGTACGGTTCTGTTCGGTCGGTTTGCGCGTTCAGGGTCTTCATCCGCGCCATGCGGGCATCGTACACGCCTCTAAGAGCGTCAGCCATTTTGTAGCTTTTGGCGACGATCATAGCGAGGTCAACAGACATCCTTGCGGCGAAGGCCTGCACAAACGATGGTGAAAACTTCGATGGGTCCTCGACACTGGCAATATAGAGGATTTTTACCTCTTCCTCGTCTGTCAAAAGCTTTTCGCCCTCAACCTCCCACGTTTTCCCAAATGTCGCCACCTGAACACTCTGCGCTGTCGATTGGTCGAGCATGGCATATTCGTCGTCCTGCATTTCGAGCACTCGCAGGCAATCGGACGGCAAAGCGTAGGCATACAGGTAGCCGTATCCCGGGGTTTCATCAAGCCGCGCCAAAATCGCCCTGCGCTTGCAGAACGTCCAAGCGTGCGCCTCCTGAACCTCGTCTCGCAACAGGCTATATATGGCCTTACACGCTCTTCCTTCTGCGCTGGCATCATCCATGGTTGCAATTCTGCCGCCGCCCATCATGCCTAATGCTAGATTGCAAATTTGTACGTCACTGGCCATGTATCACCGAAAAGGGGAGGCCGAAGCCTCCCCATTGTGGGTTAACGGATGCCGTCACCAAGGTCTGTCAGGGTTTCCGGCTGTTTGTCTGGCTTATTTTCCTTCTTCTTGGTTTTGGCGGGTTCGCAACATGCGGGGCACTTCTTGCCGAGGATGTCGAACTCTTCTCCCGGCCTGCGACGCGCCCCGCCGATAAAGCACATTACCTTAGCTCTTACGCGCATATGTCACCCCTTACAGAGCGTCAGGATAGGCGACGTTGTACGGCACGTCACTGGTCAGGAAAGCATTGACCTTGCCAGCTGTAACGGCTTCAACCGCAGTGGTCTGCAAAACGCCGAGATACCGCTCGTAAGTGCCTTGAGGAAGTTTCACGGCGCATACCTGATACCCTTCGACCAAAGTGGCCTGCGCAATGGCTGAGGTGCTGAAATGGTACGTTGCGCTGCCGTCTGTGGCAATAGCGGCCTGGGCGTCGGAACACAGATGGAACTGCACGGTAACGCCATCGCCAGCGGAATCGACATCGGTGTCAACCTCGATGACAAGATACAGGTCTTCCCCAACGCCGGGGTTGCCAGGGACAGCGGTCATGTCAATGACATCGCCGATCAGATACGAGCCAGCCGCCCCCGTATTGAGGGCGGTGGCATCGCAAAATTCGTTGCGTTCGTCGAGAATCATATTTGCTCCTTTATCTTAAATGCCGGATTCGGTGTTCAGAATGGCGTCACAGCGTCGTACCGGGATGCCGTCGAACATGGTGACATGCTTGCCTGCTACCTGCTCCATGGTCAGCGTAGACGATGCCACTTTGTTCATGATCTGACGCCGCAGGAAACTTTTGACGGTGCGATTACAGTAGAAGGCAGGACGGCCCATGGACAGCGAGGGGATAATTTCCACAGCCTGGGTCATCAGGTCGATGAGGTCGGGGCCGGAAGAGGCGTTTTTAACCAGGTCTTCCTGGTCAATGCTGATACGGCACACATACCGCCAGTCCCGCACAGTCAAGCCGCAGTCCCAACGGTAATGGCTGCGGTAGGCTTCCATGCGCCCCCCGCTGCCGTCAACGTCCTCGATGGTAACCTGCCCCTTGTCCTCATGTTGCAGACCTGCCTTGGAGCCTTTGGGATAAATGCCGTGTACGGTGTTCGGGCCCCAAACGACAAGCCAGATAGAAGTGTTATCGGAGCCGTCAGGGGTGGCGGCAGAGGTCAGGATGTTGTCGCCGTTTTGTGCGCTCTGATCGTTGAACCGCGGGGAGAAGCCCGTAAAGGCTTCGGGTTCGGTGGACTCATTGCCGTAAAAGAGGGTGGAAGAAAACTCGTTATTCATCCCCTCGATGTGGGCGCGGTCCTCAGACAGCCGGAATGATGCGGTGTTCCCGTTCAGATCGGCAAGAGCCTTGTCAACTTCGGCATAAGCTTCGAGCATACCGCAGGTGTCGGTAATCTGCGCGGTGGTCGATTTTGTCGGCTGCACGCCACCGTACAGCTTACGCCAGGTCGGAGTCGGAAGACCGGTGCGGATGGTGGTCCGATGGCCGGTTGGGAGGTTGCCTTCAAGCCAGACCATATCCTGCAAAATTTCGTTGGTCTGGTTCAACATTTCGGCAATAGTGTCAATTTTGCCGTTGGGGTCCAGCCGCTTGGTTATGTCAAGCAGCGTCGGGTGAGTAGTTGCAAGTGTGCTCATGTTTTACCTTTCTCTCTGCCATCACGACAGTGAATATATGTGCGGCCCTGTCTCTCGACGGTCCATGTTCGTTATCAGTTCATGTCCGGATACAAAATGTGTTCTGGGGTCTTCTCGCCCCCGCCGACGCCTCCCTGCGGACTGTCCTCAGAGAGCTTCTCGCCGATTTTTGACAATAGCTTGACCAAAACGGGAGAATTCCCCATGCCAGACTCATCAAGCCACTTACCAACTTCCTCATCCGCAAAAGTTTTCAACGTCTGGTTGGCAAGCCGCAGGGCCTCATCGTACTTCTCTTTGCCCATCTCCGACGCCATCTGCTTGAGCCCTTCTTGCATCTGTGCATCGGCTTGTTCCCGCAATTTCTCCGTCAGGTTGCCCATCCGCTCCACGTCGAACTTAACGAGCGCATTCACCTGTTCTTGGGTCAATCCGGCCTCTTTCGCAACGGGCGCGAAGGCTTCAAAAGTGGTGCTATCAATTTCCACACCTTCGGGGGCCGTGTATTCCTCCGGGGCTTGCGGGCCTTTCAAGGCGTCCTGCAATGCCTCAAACGAGTCGTAGCCCTTCATCGACTCGCGGTATTCTTCCGGCAATGCGTCTGCCCAATGACTTTGGTTTTCGCCTCCCTGCTCTTGGCTAACCTCTGTCGCTTCCGTTCCCTGGTCGGTTCCGGTGTCAAGTGCTGATTCTTCGCTCATTAGTCCTCCATGGATATCTGTGTCAATTCAAGGCCGCGTTGCTCCAACTCAAGCAAGCCTTGATAGCTTCGTTTGTCCAGTGCGTTGAGGATCTTCAACCCGATAGCGCGCATCCCCTCATTGTAAAACGTCTGGCTGTTGCCGGTCATGCTCGGCTCAAATACGCCGCACTCACGAAGCAGGTCTTCAAGTACTCTTTGCCCGTGCGGTGTGGCAAGAAATGTGCGTCGGTAATCCTCACGCATCCTGCGGATGGCGTCCTTATCCATCAGTAAAGTGCCACAATATCAGTCGCGGTTGTGCCTGTTGACCACACTCGCGTTACTTCCATGCTGATATACCCATCGGTTGCAGGCCAAACAAAGGTGTCGCCCAAGATCGTGGTAATCTTTACCGTCCCGTAACCTCCTACCCATAGCGATCTTGCAGGCCTAGGAAGGTCGGTGTCGTCGGCAGGTGTTACGAGGAAGCCGCCTGCCCCTGCGGATATCGAGCCATTCGGTTGCATGTCTTCTCCTTATACTGCTGGCAATTTGTCCAACAGACCGTTTAATGCCGTGTCTTCTCCGGTAGGGGTTTGCCCTAAATCCTTCGCCGCTTTTGCCGCCTGTGACGCCTGCTCCATCATCATTTGTTGAGCCTGCGCTTGCTTGCGTTGCTGCCGCATCTCTGCCGCTTCGTCGTCGCTCCGTAGCATCTTCGGGTCAGCCCCAGCAAGGTCGGCGTATTCTTCCAGCATGGCATCAAAATTAACGCGGTCGAGAACTTCCGGATTGAAATTCGCAAGGTTCCCGGCAAACATGGCCGTCCTCTCTATCGCTTGCGTTCCGACTGCTTTCTGCGCCTGGGCGAGCAAAGACGTGTATTCAACCTTGATTTCCTGCCCCTGTATCTCCCTCGGAGGCTCCGGCAGGCGGCCGTTACGCATTAAAATATCGAACACGCGGTCTACCAGAGGTGAAAGGAACTCGCTGTTCTGCCGCTCTAGGACAGGCCCGAGAATGGCGAGCTTTTCTTCATGCCTTCGCGCCACCTCCGTGGCTGTCATGTTTTTGTCTTCGAGGATCATCAGGAACAGATCGTTGAAAAATCCCTGCCTTATCCTGTTTTCTACCTCGCGTATTTCGGAAGCGACCGCGCCAATGTCCGGCGTAATCTGCACGGTCGACCGTATAATTTCGTTTTCCTTGGCGTTGACATAGTTCTGCGCATTTGGGAGCAGCGACAGCCTGCCTTTAAAGCTCGATGGTATGTTCATCGGTGGGTTGACAACCTTGTCAATCGACGCGAGCTTGTCACGCTCCAACTTCTGCAGCATCTTTATATCGCCCAACATCTCCATGCCGGGGCAATTAGAGCCGTAAGCGTCTTCTCCCACCACCTCCCAACGCGGGAACATGACAGGCTTGGTATTGAACCCGCTCTCTTTTAGAAACGAGTCCTCCGGAGCCCCGTCCTCCCAATAGACCGAGGCCCACGGCATGTTTTCTGCTCCGGCCTTGTTTGGGTCGTAGTCTTTCCGTGGAAATATAGCATTAATCACCCGCACCTGAGCGTCGGGGTTTTTCTCGGCCATACTGCGCGTCTGCGGCGTACAGTTCTCGGCCCCAAACTGTTCAGCAACCGTTCGAGCGGTCATCCAGTACCACCTGAAGCCCGTGTCAACACTCCCTGCATGGTCTGTGGCCAGCGTGTAGCTGCCGACCGTCCAAGGTACACAGCGGATCATCTTCTTAGGATCTTCGTAGACGGCAAAAGGTCCGGTGCCGAACACTACCTGCTCTAAAAACGGCGTATGCACGGCACTGTAGAAGTTTGACCGCGTAAACACCCCGTACATCACCTGCTGAACATCGTGCAGCCACCGCCTAGCGGGCTCCCAATCGTTCATATCCTCGTCCCACAGGCTCAGCTTCAGCCACGGGAGTGAGTGCGGTACCAATCCACCTTTGAGACCTGAAACGGCAATCGATACGGCGCGTGAGGCGGTACCGTTAATGATTTTGCTGTGCTTGTACTTGTCGCCCTTGCCTGCCTGCGTGTGCTTATCGACAAACCGCCCATGGCGCGGCAGGATGAAGTCTGCAAGGTCTTTCCAGTGCGAATGCCAATCGGCGTCATCGCTGTCGCGTTTGAGCTTGTACCGCCGCTTAAGCCGGCGTAGTTTCTCGCTTGTAATCATCCGGCCTCCAACGCCTTCGAATTGCGCTTGCGTCGCGTGTATTCCATTTCCGTGGCCATTCTGCTGCGTGCGTTGCCTGTCGCCTGTTTGTAAACCCCATCGGCCGTCTCGCGGTCTCCGGTTGCAGGCACATGGGTTTTCAGACCGTCAAGCGCCGCCTTTTTTTGCTGCCCCTTGCTCTCTTTATATGGCTTCAGTGTGCCATCCGAGAGGTCAACAAACAGCTTCTTGGACCCCCACAGAGGAAAAGGTGTTTTGTTGGACGGCGTCTCTTCCGAGGTCTGTGCAGGGGTCTCCTTGCGGTTCTTGCCGTAAAGCTGCGTGCTGCCCATACCGAGAGCGGCGGTCTTCGCTTCATACGCCTGAGACAACGCCAGTGCTTTGCGCTTCGCTTTCTTCTCTTCCAATTCAGGATCGGATTGTTCCGGTGTGTCTGGCGATCCGCCCATGGTTCCTCCTATAGGTTTTCGAACGGGTCGTATGCTTCCTGCCCCCTGTTTAACTCATCGTAAAAACCGCCCCTTACGTCAGGGTCCGGGAATTCCGCGCCTAGATCCGGGTCAACTATGCGTGCGATGTTGTCGAGCATGTCATCATGGATGCAGACCGGGAAACATATGTATTCCTCGTCGACGAAGAGCTTTACATAGTCAGCCATCTTCCCATCGTGCAACATAAACGGCAGATGGTGCGGCATCCAAAACCGCCCGGTCTCAAATATGGGAATCAGTTTGCGGATGCGGTCAAACTTCGACATCGGCCCACCAAGCGGCGTGATGTCAAAATGGTATGTCTCTTGATGCTGCTTATCCTCAATATGCTCAATGTCAGAGTCCTTACCGTATTTCTCATATCCGACAGCCAGCGGACGATACTTTTTATGGAACTCAAACAACTTCTTAGTGCGCTCCGTCAAATTAAGACGATCTCGAATGCCGTCAATGAGGTAATAGTTCCGATCAGGGCCAAGCCCTATGACCACCATTGATGTATAGTCGGAGCCTTTCTTTTTCTCCCCGGCGGGATCGACCAGAATGTAGCGGTTGAATAAGTCGCTCTCAATGGACGGATAGAACCGCAACCAATCCAGTTGAAACCCTTGCGCTTCGTCGGCTGTTGGATTTTGCAGCATTTGACACCCGAAAACATACGGCCCCATGTCGCGCCGCTTCCCAGCAAGAGACTCGGCAGACAAAAAAACCGGCTTGCCATCTGGCTTGCCGGTGTCTGTTGCAGGATAGATGCGGGGCTTTACAGCCTCCCTGTCCATCATGGTTCTGTATGTGTCGTTGAAGTGGTACCTCGTACCTATGTGCCTCCGCTTGCCTCCGTGCGCCCCAAGGTTTAGCGACACAGCCCATCGCTCTGTGACCTTGGCAATCATTTCTGGAGTGGTTACGGACTCAAGAGTTACAACGTCATCATAGATGAGCAAATTAAAGTGCTTCGATGTCGGCTGCCCGTCTACAAGACCCCAAGCTTCGACAGTGGCCTCTTTCGGGTTGCCTTTCCGCTTTACAATGATGCCGCTGTCTAGGGACCATTTAGGGGCTTCGCGGCGCGGGTTTTCCCATAATACGTCTTTGTAAATCTCTTTCAGGAGGTCGTTGCTCTCGAACTCCTGCATAATCTGCGCTAAGAATGCCTTAGCAATGGGCCTCGTACAGGAAAAGATACCCGCCGTTACTTCCTGGTCCCAATGAAACGAATCCTCGCTGTGCGAATCCAGAATATCCTGTATGGTTCGGCCGAAAGTTATCAGCGTTGACTTGTAGTGCTCTCGCGCCCACAGATCTAAATAGCCGTCCGGTCTCTGCTGCACCTCAATGCAACGCTCAAACAGCCAGTCTCTGTCAATGTCCCTTCTGTGCAGCAACTTGGTGAGCAGGAAGAAAAGGTCTCGCCTGCCAAGCTCGTTCATTGTTCGGATAACGCAATTATCTTTTTCTGCGTCGTTTAGGATGTCCGCGTAAAACTCATTCGCTTGTTTTCTGCTCGTAAATTTCACGCATCTTTTCCGATACTGCCGGAGACATAGAGTGTTCTACTTCGATAGGCTTGCCATCTTTGCCGGAATGTTCGTGTTCCTGCTTATCCCTCAAACCAAGGTCGCGGGCGATGATGTTGGCGTTGAGCAGATCGGCCGCCGCGCCTTGAAACTTCTGGTTGTAAATAACCCTCTCGGCTCGCGTTGTGACTTCCGAAAAATCTTCTCTGTTGCGGTAATCATCCCAGGTGCTTGTCCCGATATCTAGGAACAGGCATAACCCGTCAATCGTCATTGCTCGCATTTTATAAACCGTGTCGCGGGTCACGTTGCCTTGGAAGCAAAACAGCTTGTCTTCCATAAGCGGGTTTTCTTCTACCCATTGGAAATACTCGGCACAAGCGTCCCATAGTTCGTCCGGCGAAGAGAAAATAGGCTTTCTCCCATGGGAGCTACGCGCCTTCCAAAACTGATTTCCTTTAGGTGCTGCCATAACTCAATTCTTTCTTGTCTTCCGCGCCATCTTGTTCCCGCACTCGCCGCCGCGACACATGCACCGCCGCCCCTTATCCACAAATCGTCCCGCTGTGCAGTAGGCGCGGCAGTATGCGGGGTCAATTTCGGAGGGGTTCAAATTATTTTCAACTTTTTGCATTATTTGTCTTGACACCTGTCATGACGATGGTATTATATAGACAACAGGATGAAACAACAACTCACGGAGGACGACATGGAACTCTTTCACACAAGCCCAGAGGAAATAAAGACAATAGCCGCAGATGGACGGTTCGGTGAATTCCTTTTTTTCTCGGCCCATGTTTATGTGATGACTGTCGGTGAATATGTCACTTACAAAATTGAAGTCGATGAAGACGACATTATCGAAGCTGGTCGCTTGTTCTATCATGAAGACGCAGAACTCCTTGACCCTTTTGTCGAAGAAGTCATGAATATGCTTGGGTGTGACGAAGATATGGCCGAAGATTTTATCTCACAAGATTTTTCCACAAACTACAATGCAGACATTGACGCCGAGGATAGTTGGACCATCCAAGCTATTACTGCTAAAGCCGCTAAAACCCTTGGTTATCGCGGGGTGTATTTCCAAGATGAACAAGGCCGGTGCTATATGATAGACATGCTAGGACATGAAGACGAACTTGTTAAAGTTTGAATTCTGCAGTCTGACCGGGTGGGATGCGAAAAATGGATAAACCCCTAACCCCGCACCCTCTCCAGCGGGAGAAAATGCTAATGACCGACAACCGCCGCACATACCGTATGCAGCCGCTAACGCTATCACAGATCAAGGAGTTGCGCCGCAAACTCGGTATAGACTCCGATGCCAGGGTGATAGCGTTAGCGATTGACAGGCTTGCACAACGAGAACTCAACCAAGGAGGCAACAAATGACCACCTACATCATCCCGCAGAAAATGAGTGGCACCGGCAGTATCCACGGAATAAAACCCAGCCCCGTTAACGCGGGGCTTTTTCATAGTTGCTCATCTCCACGCCGCCGCCCTTTTTGCGTTGCGCGCACTGTTGGCACGCCTCAAAATCCAGCGGCTTGTCGCTCCATCGGCAGGTTTTGCAGTCCCGAGTTATCCCCATAGGACACACGCCATAATAACGCCGGAGGTTAACCCAAACCCGCAGGCGGCAGATAAGGCCGCGACATGGGCCAAGGTGACGGCTATTTCGTAAACTATTTTCATTCGCCCAGCCTCTCGATTTCAAAGTCGATATACCGGCGCGCCTTTTTCAGATCCTCGATAGCGGCACCTTTTTTCCCAGCCCTCAGCACATACTTGACCACGTTGCCCAAACAGAAATTAAGCTCTCGCGTCACCTGGATAACCTCGATAGGCTCCCCGCATTTGCACCTGACCCCGGTGTCCGTGTAATGCGGTGGATGGTTAACCATGTCGGCCAACTCGCCTTGCTTGTCGTGCGTCACTGGTGGTTGCCTTGATACACACCTCTCGTTACTGCACTGCAAAAATTCTCCGTTGTTCTCCAACACAAAACCACAATAACCGCAATAACCGCAACTGTAACCCGTCATCACTCCACCTCCCCGTAAATATCCCCGCCTCTGCACTCGCTCTGCGGCAACTCGCCACTCGCGATGAGGCACGCCTGCGGACATTTATGCCGGTCTTGGCATCCCCGGCAGCATGCGCCGTCTTTTCCCCTTATTTCGCAGCGGCAGCGTGTTTTCATTTAATCCTCAAAATGTGACAGGCCTTGTTCGTGCATCTTCTGCGCTCTCACTCCACCGTCGCGTTTTCCGTTCCGCACTCGCATACCCACTGGATAATTAGCGGGTAGCCGATAGGCACCTCGCCACCGCATTGTGCAGCTAGGTCGATGTAGTATTGCCGCCATTGTTCCGGTGTGGGCCATACGTCCATGCGCTGCTCCATAAAAAGTGCCGCTGCTACTTTGGAGAGTAGCAGCGGCTACAGGAGGAGAGGTGCCTAATTACGCTTAGGCTTGCGGCTCGGTTAAGGCCAGAGCTTGCCTATTTTCTGCCAAAGTGGAGCCGCTAGCGGGACTCGAACCCGCAACCTACTGTTTACAAGACAGCTGCTCTACCAGTTGAGCTACTGCGGCAGAATTTTAAAAGTGCCCCCACGGCCGCACACAGGAACAAGCATCAAGCGGTTTTGCACTGGTCGCCACACCAAATAGCCTTGGACGTGCCCTCGCTGTATCACCGTTGCACAGAAGATAGCCAGGTCGCTCACTCCGTTGCTTGTCGTCGCCGTTATATGCCCGGAGGCAGAATAGGCTAAGGGCGCTACGTGGATTACCGTAACGGCCTTGTAACTCCGCCTCCGCATGGAAGGTGAGCTAATTGACATCCTCCCGGCCGTGAACTGACCGGGTTTTACGGTGTGCTTTGATAAAAAAAGGGCTGCGAATCTCTCCACAGCCCTGCGCTTACCTAATTCTCTCAAGATACTTTATAAGCTAACATCGCTAAAAAAAATTGTCAAGGGATTTTTGCATAACCTTTTAGTATATCGAATTTGCCGGTTTAGACAAAATTTTTTATTCGCCTTTATCGCCCTGCTCAGTCGTACCGTAGACAAGATCGGCAATATGCAAGCCAGAGTTTTCAAGCCTCCTCCTCGCAACCTCTTTCCAAAACGTCCTGTGCGGTTTTCTCAACTCCTTCGGTACCGGGTTGTAATCCTGGGTGCCGAAGTAAATTGACTTGATCGCCAGCGAATCGCCGCAGGATAAGAAGTCAATCGCCCATTCCAAAAACGTCCTACCTCCACCCCTGCCGCCTGTCTGCACCCTTTCTTCTGGCTGTATTGCGTCCGGCAATATTTCCGATTCATGCCGGAGAATCCATGCTGCCCTGAATACCCTGCGTTTCTGCGGCCATGTTAGCATCTGCGCTCCTTTCGCTATTGGTCGTTAAACTGCAACAATTTTGAATGGCAAACTGGCGAACCCGAACCAAATCATCCAGACGCCGATTAATGCCGCACCGCCACACACGACACTCTCGAGGCCAAACTTCCCTGTGAACCCAAGAGCCAGCCACATAGCCCCGAAACTACCAACGAGAAGCCACAGTCCGATTAAAATTGACACGCAACAACCGAAAATAGCCATCACCCCTCCTGCTGTTTGAGATAATCCACCAACCGCTCTCCCCTGCCCCATATCTGCTTGAGCGCCGCCAAGTCCTCAGCCATCCATGACGTTCTCGACGTTGCCTGCCCGTTGTGTATCAGCCATGTGGATTGAGGTATTTTCGCGCCGTTGCAGCGAGGGCAGTAGCAATCTACGAGGTAGTCTTGTTTAGGCCCGGCCATTCCTAGCCTCCTTACCGGTCATGCCACACCTCGTATCTCTTCAAGGTTTCCGTAGCGCGAGAACTCAGGCAACCACACCAGCTTAATAGCACCCGTTGGGCCGTTGCGCTGCTTGGCTACGATAAGTTCCGCCCTGCGCTCGTGATGCAAGATGTCACAGTTACCGGCCTTGCATTTGTCGCAGTAAACCGCCTCCCGGTAGGGAAACAGAATCAGGTCGGCGTCCTGTTCAATCGCTCCGGACTCCCGCAGGTCGGCCATCATCGGGCGCTTGTCGGTGCGCTTTTCCAAATCGCGGGAAAGCTGCGACAGGCAGATGATCGGGACGTTTAACTCCTTCGCCAGCCCCTTGAGTCTACGCGTAATATCTCCAACGGCTAAATCGTGCCGGTCGGCTTTGGGTGTCTTCATCAGTTGCAGATAGTCGATCACGATCAGGTCAAGGCCATGCTGCCGTTTATGTCGTCGCGCCTTGGCCCTCAACTCCATCACGCCAAGCCTTGCCGTGTCGTCAATCCAGATCGGCATGGACGCCATAGTTTCCGATGCCTGGATCAGTTTCGGCCAGTCGCTCTCGATAAGCTGCCCGGTTCTAAGCCGCTGGCCATCCACTCTGCCGATAGAGCCAAGCATTCGTTTAATCAGCGACTTGTCGCCCATTTCCAAGGAAAATCCCAAGCCCTTGAACCCTTTGATCGCTGCGTTTTCAAGGATGTTTACGGCCAAGGCTGTTTTTCCCATCGACGGACGACCGGCGAGAATAACGAGATCCCCCGGTTGCAGCCCCGAAGTCATGCGGTCCAGTTCGGTATAGCCGGTCGTGATGCCGGTAATGGCACTTTTGTTGTTGTAGTGCTGCTCGATTTCAGCCAGCACAGGTCCGAGTAAATCTTTAACCCGGATCGCCGTTTGTTCGGCCCCGCCGCCCTCGCGAATTTCCATAATTTTTGACTCAGCTAAATCCAGAGCGTTGTCGTCTTCGATCGCGTCCTGAATTTCCCGGCAAGCGTTTATCAACTTCCGAGCCGTGGCAAACTTGCGGATGCTGGCGCAATAATGTGGTATGTGTGTTGGCAACCACCCGTCTGTGCACAAGTCATTAAGGTAGGATGCGCTTACTTGGCCACGCAGTGCCGAAGACACCGCCACCAGATCAGGAGGCGTGGATTTGTCGCTCAGTTTGCGCATGGCACCGTAGATATGGCGATGGCGCTCTGACGCGAAATCGTCCACGCCAAGAAACACGCGGTCCATGGCGGCGGGATCGACAAGGATACAGCCAATCACGGCCTTTTCTGCGTTTATGTCGGCGAGAGTATGGCGGTCCATTCTTCTTCGTCCTTTCGCTGTTTAGGGGTGAGTTGCACGACTTTCTGCTGATTCCTCCCTTGCTGCAAATATCCCTCGAATTTGTTTCCAAAAAGAGTTTCTGGCCTAAGGTATGGTTCCATCTTCTCGTCGCCCATCCACTGCCCCGCCATGGTGCTGATGACGGCCTTGAAATCGGCTAAGGAGAAACCTTCTTTCCATCTGGCCGTTATTAGGCTTTTTGTTTTACTGGTTGTTGGCTTAAATGCCTTCCCTGTTTTTTCGTTCAGGAAGTTGATTATTTCAGAAAAAGGGATATTGTTTTTTATTGATGGTTCTTTTATAGGTTCTATGTGAACCTCGTTCACATCTATTTGGTCGTCAGGTTCACATCGATGTGAACCTCGTTCACATCGGGGAGATGCGTTTTCGTCGTCCACAATTAGTGTGTATATGTTGCTTTTTTTCAACCCGCCAACTGCCCTGTTCGTGACCCTAAGTATCCCTTTGGCTTGGAGTGATTTAACAGATTTCACAACTGCTCGTCTCGTGAACCCGGTTTTTTGCGCGACACGTTCCATGCCGGGCCAACAACGGCCATCATCGTTTGCGTGGTCAGCGAGAGCTAAAAGTATTAGTTTTTCTGTAGGAGTACATTTTTGTTTCCAAGCCCATGCCATTGTTGATACGCTCATTTACCACCATCCATAAAATGAAAATAAAAAAGCCCCGAACCACTGGCCCGTCTGTTGAGTGTCTAGGTCAACATGCAGGGTTTAAACCAGCGATCCGGGGCCGCTCTGAACGCGCAATAAAGGCGTAGCTGTCCCAATATGTGGTAACGGAAACCCTGAGAATGTTGACCTAGACACCTTTCAATCTACCGGAATCACCCCGCTTTGTCAAGATACTGCCTACGCTTGCCGTATCCAGCCCACAACTGGAATTCTTTGCACTCGCGGCATGTAGACATGCAGAACGCAAACAGTTTAGCGTGGCATCTATGACACGGCGGAAGGTCGTCGTTCCACTTGTAAACCCTCGCCATATTGCGGTGGATAATCCTGTCTTCCTCGGCCCATAACTCTTTGATGATCGCCGCCTTTTGTTCGGAGCAGGAAAACCCTTCGTGGCGCATAAGGTCGGCCATCTCTCCGGGGCCTGCGGGGTCTATCGCGCCGCTTAACACTCGTTTTATCATGCGGTAGTGGTGCTTGCGCTGGTTGTCCGATGCCATGTGCCCCTCCTTATGCAATAAATGACATTTGCTCTGCGGTGTTGGTGTCGGCCTCAACGAGGTTTTTAACGGCCTGACTGAAATAACTGTCTTTCAATTCAACCCCGACGAATTTTCTACCCATTTTCAATGACTGGTAGCCTTCTGACCCGATCCCGGCAAATGGCGAGAAAACCGTGTCGCCCTCATTGGTCCACAGTTGCAAGGACCGTTCAATAACGTCGAGTTGCAACGGGCAAATGTGCCGTTCGTCTTTATCGTCGCGAGCGGAAGTACGCTGCAATGTGTTGGACGGGTTAATGTCCATCCAGACCGGGGATGCGTACCTTTGCCACACGTCGATTGACAAATTTTTCGTTTGTTTAAACGTCGACTGATCGCCCGCGAAATACTTAAGTTCACCGCACACAGGTTCTGGGTTTTCCCCCGGTTTGCGCATGACCACCAGATAATCTGGTATGCCCTGACGCGACATGCAACTATCTTTTTTAAGTTGTTTGTGGAGTAATCCAAGTGCCTTTGTGCGTTGCATGGCCGTTACCGGGTCCTTCCAAATAACCACTTCGCTGTGATATATCCAGCCAGCGTCCTGAAATGTTTTGATGAGTTGCCCGCGAAAATCCTTAATGCCGATAACCCCGTCGCGCGCTTTACTGGTCGGAAGATTCATACAATGAAACGCGCAGAGCCTCCCCGGCTTAGTAATACGCAACAGTTCCGGCACCAAGAAACTGAAATGGTCAGCAAATTCCTGATCCGTTTTACAGTTCCCCATGTCGCGGTCGCTGGCCGAGTAGGTATAAAGCGATGCGAACGGCGGGGAAAAGATCGAAAAATGCACGCTGTCGTCGGGGATTTCCCGCGTTACGTCAACGCAATCGCCATGGTATAAGGTCCAATTTTCGGATGATTCAACCCCACGCGCATAGTCAACAGTCTGACGCGTTGTGCCGTGGATCTCATCGGTGTTAATACCCGCCATATATTTCACCATTTCTGACGCCATCAACTCCGCGTCAGCCTCTTTGCGTTCAATGTTTTTCACAACCGCCCCTTCCGTTTCTGCGGTCACGACATGGACTGTGACCTTGTTTTTCTGCCCGAACCGCCAGCATCGCCTAACCGCCTGATAAAATTGCTCATAGGAATCGGACAGTCCGAGAAAAATCATAGTGTCGCAATGTTGCCAATTCATGCCAAACCCGGCGATGCTTGGTTTGGTGACAAGCGTTTTAACACTGCCATCCGAAAAGCCGAGCATGGCAGATTCTTTGTGCTCGTTTTTATCAGATCCTTTCACTTCTACCGCGCCGTCAATTAAATGTTTTGCTGCGGCAGATTCATCGTTGAGGTTGCACCATACTAGGCACGGTCCATTCGTGTTGTTGGCAATTTCTGCTGCGAGCTTGGCGCGTTTGCCCACAGTGGCTTTGCGCTCTTGCTGTCGCTCCTGCAACGTAAGCGCCTCGACCGGGAACAAAAACCCATCGGGAGCCTCATTCTTTTTGACAACATGGTGTTTAATCTCAAGCGGCGGCAAAATAAATCCTCCGTCGTCATACCCAAGATCGGACGGTTTGCGAATCATGACTGCCCAGGACGCCACCCATCGCCAGAAATCATTTTGAGCATGCCCTTTGATTCGCCATTTCTGCGTTTCTCCACCGTCATGCACAAAAAACATGCTTAACATTTCCACACGGCTCATCACACCCAAAAACTCTGCATGGTTGCCTAGTTCCATGTGATCGTTCGGGGCGGGCGTTGCGGTACACGCCAGACGAAAGGCCGTGTTTTTGAACGCCTCTATAATCTCATTTCTTATTTTCCCGGTATAGCTCTTTAAAATTGATGATTCATCAAGGACGACACCAGCAAAATGGTCTGCATTAAATTTGCCAAGCATTTCATAATTGGTTATTGTGATTCCTGATGAAACTTGTTCTTGGCTGCGGCAATACTTCACGTCAATGCCAAACTTCGCGCCCTCCCTAACGGTTTGCATTGACACGGCCAGCGGAGCCAGGATTAACACATCGCCGCCCGTATACTCATGAACATGCTTCCCCCACTCTAGCTGTATGGCTGTTTTGCCCATTCCACAATCGGCAAACAGCGCTGCCCTCCCGCGCTTTAACGCCCAACGAACAATGTCTTTCTGGAATTCGAACAGTGCCGGGTTTATTCCAACGTCTGCGCGTATTCCAGTTGCCGCGTCCGCCACGGCTTTTTTCTGCAAAAAGTCCTCGTATCGCATGCTAAATCCTCCTGAACGTCACGACTACCCACTATTAAAATAGCTGAGTGCGGTACAATGCGTCCCCGTCAAAACGGCATTCCGGCATGTGAGCAAAGGGGATTTCATCGTCCGGGTTAAACGGCGCTTCCTGATATGCCCCGCCTCCGCCCGTCTCGCTTCCGTGCTGGCCGCGTGAGGCACTTTCTCGTCGCGCCCCTGTGTTGGTATTTCCTTGGCTGTTTGCGTCGCCCTTAGAGCCTAAAAACTGAAACTGATCTGCAACCACCTCGGTGCTGTAACGGTCGGCCCCGTCACGGTCTTGCCATTTGCGCGTGCGCATCTTGCCGGATACGTAAACCTGTTGCCCTTTGGTGCAATATTGGCCGATAATTTCCGCCAACTTTTTAAAGGCCACCACGTTTACCCACTCACACCCTTCCTTGTCTTTGCCCTTCCAGCCGACCGCGAGGGTAAAGTTTACGACTGCATCGCCGTTGGGCAAAAACCGCTGTTCAGGATCTTTGCCAAGCCGACCAATAAATTGACACAAGTTAAGATCGTTCGCCATGTTACGCTCCACAGTTAAGGTGATTGTTTAAGTTTCGTTCCAGCCGCGAAAGCTTCGATGCCACGGCTTTGTCAATGTCGTCATCCCCAAAGATCAGCCTCGGATAAGCGGTGCAAATCTCCACGTCCGCCATTTCTTCGATCATCTGCGCATAATGCTCCGGGGTCGGTTCCGCCAGCCAGCGATTGACCGCCGCTGCCGCCTCGCTGCATTCCTCGGCGTATTTGTGGAGTTGCCGAAGATTGCCGTGTTTGCACAGCGCCTGTTGTTGTGCCGTCATAACCATGTCAGTTCACCCGAGGTTAAAACAGTATGTAGATTCGCCGTTTGAGCAACTCTGGCAGCGGCTCTGGCATCGTCACTGGCAGCGTCACTGGCAGCGTTACAGGCAGCGGCCCAGGCAGCGGCCCAGGCAGCAACTCTGGCAGCGTCACTGGCAGCGGCTCTGGCAGCGGCTCTGGCAGCGTTACTGGCAGCGGCCCAGGCAGCGGCTCTGGCAGCGTCACTGGCAGCGGCCCAGGCAGCGGCTAACTCATCATCCGTGGCTTTGCCCTCTGCGTGGTCCCAGGCCACAACCAAAGAATTCTTACTCCTCTCATCGTCCATTAGGTGTTCGACCTGCCTAGCGCACCAGACGGCGTATTTCCGCCAAAGATTGTTATGCTCGGGCACAGTCTGTAGCGCCCAAAGGCAGTCATCGAGGCCATTGCTTTCAAGGATTATTGTTAAGGGCAGCGGTTCATCGTCGGCTTCGGTTTTGCCCAAATAATTGAGCAACTTCTTCCAGCCACTCGTACATGGTTGATGCTCTCGGATTTTGTTTAGAGTTGTAAATATCATTGGTCCTCCTATTCTGTTTGTGCCGCAAACCTCAGCTTGTCTGCGTGATACACCGCGATTGCAAAAGCGCTGCGCTTGTCGCTGTTGCCCTTGAGCAAATGCAGCGGCTCGCCTTTTTTATCCCCTCCGAATCGCGTCATGAGCGCCTGTCGCACCATCGAATCCTTGACCTTCATGCCGCCGACCAGCGCCCTGGCATATTCGGGGCGCGGGTACAGATAGCAGGCTGTACCGTTAAGCTTGGCGATGCGCTGTATCTGCCCGATCACATAGCAGGTTTCAAACACGCTCTTGCCGACCGCCATGCCGTAGCTCTGGATACTCTCCACCGCCAACTCTTTGCCGCCGTCCAGCATGCCCGGCAATACACAATCGAGGAATTCATCGTTGGGCACTTTGGCCGCTTCGAGGATTGAGTAATCCTCTGCCATGAGCGCGAACGCGGTTTCTTCGCTGCCGGGGTCAATACCGATAATCTTCAAAAGTGTCCTCCATGGTGTTTGGTGGCCCACTTGTATATAGCCGACTTGATGCTTTTCAGCCGATCGTTTTCTTCCTGCAATTCGTCGATAATGCGCCGCTGTTCGTTGAGCGACATTTGCTTGATCTCGCAATCAAGGCAGGTGCATTTACAGTTGTCACACATTTCTACCCCTTTAATTAATTTTCCATGTTTGGTACTTTAATATTTGATATGACGGAAAATTTTCCATCTATTGACGCTGTTGGGCGGATTAACGCCATTCCAGTTTTACGCACTTTGCGCCATCTCGTTTGAGCTTCCACATGCACCACAATGCAACACACAGCCACTCGGTTTGGCACTGTGAATGGTAGGCCAACCCACGGCCATCAGTCTTATCCTCATACCACTCAGACACCTCATATTTATTCCCCATCTACCACCTCCACGGGGGCAACAGACGCAAGGAATTTTGTCATTCCGTCAGCGGCAGCAAACCAGGCATTAATCACCCCTCCTGGTAGTTGCTCCCATTTTGGCAGGTCATCGCCGGTAACAGCAGATTTATTTCCGGTATAAGCTGCATAGCTTTCATAACCGACCTTTGCCATTTTCATCGTGAGTTCTTGTGTTTCTGAGAGTTGCATAATTTACTCCTTTACGCCCAACAAGGCGCTTGAGTGGACGCGGAAACACGTCGGTCAGCTAGTCGTTATCGTGCCCGTGTGTTCCAGTCAGCCACAACCTCATTCTTCGACCCGCGTCGCATGGACACGCAGTACTGGTTACACCGTATTTTCCAATTCGGTCGGCCCTTGCCGGGGTTTTCCAGCTCCGGTCCAACCGCAGGCATCCCGCAAAAGGGGCACGATAACAAGTCATTCAACTCGGATTCGTTCATCCGCTTCGCTCCTTCACTCTCCGGTTAATTCAAGCGTTATCTGACGTCACCACGCTCCAGGTCTTCGAGACGTCCTAAAATATAATCAAGAGATTTTTGCCCTTGAATCGCAGCGTCACGCTTGAGCTCCCTTGTCTTCACGCTTTCAAAGCGAAGGGTCAATTCAATTAAAGTCGAATAGTTGCCGAGTTTATTCCGAATATCGGTGCAAAATTCAGACAACAACTCATTCGAGGCGGACTGTTGAACCTGCTCTGCTTCCCGCAAATCGTCCATGTTAGTTTGCCCTTTCTGAGCGCAGCCGCTCAATTTGATCCGTTGTTTTGCTATTCGTTCTCGCAACTTTCGCAGACACACTCAGGGCAGAGAACAGCCCCGCATTTTTCACATTCATGAGCATCTTCTTCCGGGAAATCGCAGCCACAATTTTCACACAATGTCGTTATGTCCATTTTCGTCTCCGTAGGATGCAGCGCAAAACAACCAGTCAATCAACACGGACTCGTAAACTCGCCGGTTATCGGCATCGTTAAGCAGAAAGCCACTTAACTGCGGCTTCAAGTCCGCGGGTTTTCTGTTTCGGAGCTACCTCCAGCAGCATAGTCGCAGTTCCGCGGAACCTTTTTTCCATGTCCTCAAGAAATTCAGCGTTTTCGTGCCTCCCGCTCCTCCTCATAAAATCTGCAACGTCAAGCAATTCTTGCATGTCAGCATTAAACGACTTGCTTACTTTGCTGTTAAAAATATGATCTTCCGTCATTGATACGACTTCCTCCCCACAGTGGTGGCATCCAAACCCGCCACACTGGAAACAAACATGTTCTCCGCTGGTATTTAATGTGTCGTCAGCTATTCCCATCCTTGACCCTCGAGTGGTAAATTTCTCTTACAGTTGCCTAACCAGCCGCTCGACCGAATCGCTAACGCTCTCGGTCAGCTATATTCGTTGAGCCTTCAAGACTCGAACCAGGTGTCGCAGGGTGCAGTCTTCGCCGTCAGCCAAATTTCTGTTTTCATCCAGGGTCTGTTGAATAGCGTCCTCCAGACTTCGCACATAGCTCGTCATCATCCGGGTATAGTGATCTCCCCACAAGGAATCATGCCCTCGGTGCCTAATGTGGGCTATTTCGTGCAGGATGAACGCTGGGTCGTGTCGGAACTCCTCGTCTATCCATATTTGCTTTTTACTGTGAACACACAGTCCGCCTCCAGAATTAATGATTCGATAATTCCAGTCATGATGACCATTTAAGTCGAGCAGGTTCCGAATAATGTCTTTCACGTTTATGCCCCGTAATCGTTCAGTAGCAACCCAAGTTTACACCACGGGTGTTCATCGTGATTGCTTGGCTGCTGGTAGGTCTTGTTGAACCAATCAAAAAATTCCTCGGCGGCATGAATTTTCACCGCCATTTTGAGCAGAAACTCGGCATGGTCCTCCATCCCTCCTCTGCGGAAATAGTCGGCAATATTTTCTATTTCACAGGCGTCTTTCTGGTTGTCGGTGAGGGTTTCAACCCCCCCGCGGCAAAAGATGCACTCTTTCCCGAAAATGTTTAGTCCAGTGTCTTTGCAAACGGTGCAGTTTGGCATAACAAGGCCACTCCAGCGGACAGTTGATACGGCGCAGGTTAGCGAGAAGGTCCGTGCTTCCCGTCCTGCGTTGGCCTGCCGCTGACTGGCGGCGTTATGCTCCACAATGAACCAGATCGTGAACAATTGGAGCCATCGGGAAGAAGCTATTGTCATTTTTCAATGACCAACATCCCTTTTCTTCGTCCCACACAATCGTAAAAACATCATGCTCGCCCCATGCCGGATACCGAACTGTATCGTGCTCCCAAAACTCGTTACCTTCTCCATCGGTAAAGCCTGTCCATAGTTCGATATCAAGCAAGATCGGCTTCTCAGTTTCTTGGTCATACCCGGCAAAACCAATCAGCGTTCCATCGTTTACATGATGGTAAATCTCGGCAATAGCATTGTGGTAAAATAGGTAGTTGCCGTTTTCTCTACTTCTCCCTCTTAGCTTAATGTCCATTGTCTTCACCTCTCCAGTATTTGTTATCAAGCTCGTTATAAAGCCCGTAAAGTTCTCCCCTTGTTTGCTCGTCGGCGTTCTTATATTTCTCTTTAACCACTTGCCGACAAAATCGCCCTCTTTTATTTCGATGGCGTCGAGGCCGTGCTGCTTGAGCTTCTCGCCTTTAAAGAGTCCCATCTGGTTCATGATTCCTCCTTACTTGATAATCCCTCGCTCACGTTGCCGCAGGCGACGAGCCTTTTCCTTCGCACCTTGCGCCGGTCTGGTGGGATATTTGTAATTTCGCCCTGCAAGCCCTTTTGTTCTGTTGCTAAGTCCTGCGTAAACATCTTCCACTGTAGGGAATCCAAGGCTTTTAAAAACGCTTTGATAGTTCAGTTGATAGTTGTTCACATTGCCTCCCTGAGTAATTCATTGGTTCGCTGCAAAAGCTCTTCTTCGCTTCCGTACTCCCTGCAAAATGCTTTCTTCCCAAGCGTGTGTATGCCGTCCGCGCCTTGATGATGCCTATAGCAAAGCGGAATCGTCTTGCTGTGCTTTCGCGTCTCGCCGTACCTGCGGACATGATGCACGTTGCAAGGGGTTGCTCCGCATACAGCGCAAGGAAGAGAGGCCACGGCGTTAAGCCTGCGTTTATCTGCTACGGTCATACCGCCACCCTCTCTTTCCACTCCACTCCATGCTCTGCGCCAAAACAGTAGATAAGCTCGATTAGCTCCGAAAACTCCGCCTTGCTCATTTTGGAAGTGTGCGCCCCTATCACCACAAAGCCCCCGTCGATCCCAGGAACGGCACGTTGCTTTTTCAGCCCTGCGGTAAGCACGTCCTTCCACTCTTCCTTCGTGAGTTTCTGCCCGTACCATTCGACTTGCGTTGACAATTCGGTGAGCAAGGGCCACAGCAAAGCGTTCTGATCGAGTGAGCGTGTCGGCTGCTTAATCTCCACCACCATCCCTTCCGGTGCGTTCTGTACTGCTGCCATGGCGCGTTGACGGGCGGTTTCGTGAGACAGGATAAAGCGTTTCTTGTCCCTCACTGCCCCACCTCCCTGCACCCCGTGATAGCCACCCCAGGGCAAGCGCGTTCTGCTTGTTCCATGGCATCAGTGCCGCTTGGGGAGTGGATGCGGATAACGTTGCCGTCTGCAAGTTCGATTTCGTACAGGTCGAGGTAGGGGTGTTTCATGCTTTCCAGGTGTTCGTCGTAAGCGTCTCCCATGTCTGTATAAGCGTCGTACATTTCATGGCCTTGATATGTCATTTGCCACCTCCATACGGCAGATGCCCACCTGGGACCTCTACCTCGTCAACCTCCGGCCCCGAAGGGTCAATGACCGGCGCATAGCAGCAGTTGGATACATACTCAGCATGCCGCACCTGCGTCTTGACCATCCTGCCGCTCGGACCTTCCATTATTTCCGTACCGTCGTCGGCAAGAATCTCGCAGTGCTCTTTGCACTCGCTGCATATTCCAAAGCGTTTCATGGCTACCTCCTTTAATTCCCCGCCCCCGACTACCGAGGGCGGGGTGCCGCAGACCGAAACAGTTTCCTGCAGAACAGAAAAAATCTGCGGCTTGCTATTGGTTATGCCGCGTTGCGCTTGGCTTCCAGCGCCTTGACGGCTTTTGAATAATGTTGCGTCGGAATATCGGCCAGGGTTTTAACGTCAAGCCATTCGCAAAATTTCTCTTTGTCTGCGCCGGTTTCGGCTATCAGAGCTTCGACATCTGCGAGTTGGTCGCGGGTAATAAACCCGTTTGGTTTGCTGCCTTTCGGTAGCGCCCATGCTGGCAGTTGAGGGGGGTCCCACTTCATCGCGTCAAGGTTCTTTTTCTGGTCGTGCCCTGCGTAGTTCTTGCCACCTGCGTGGATATTCGCCCACCCGCTTTCAAGGTTGTACAGATACCGCCCTATGCCCCACTGAACAGCCGCCCGTTTCATCGCACCGGATATACCGCCCTTGGTGGATTCGATTTGGCTTTCCTGCGCTCCGTCCCACTTGGTGATCCACTCGTTATCGATCCGCAGGGACAGGCCACACAGAAATGCGCTGTCGATGTGGCAAAATTCGTTCTTCCAGTTCTCCGGCCCCATGACTTCATCAAGCCGCTGCATAATGGCGCGGTTGGTGACGTAGGCTAAGACCTTCGCCCACTGTCTGTTGTTCTTTTGCCCGCGTTCCGCAATGCGCCACTCAATGTCTTCCGCAGGAAACGGCGCTGCCAATGCTGCCCAAATTTCCTCTTTAGTTTTCATCACTCTCTCTCCCATCCCCACATAGCTCCAAGGCTGTGTTCCTCCCGGCAGGCACGGCACGTCAGGTTTAACCCATGCTCCGATTGATAGCCCTGACCGCAGGTAGGACATACGCTGGTGTATTCGCGATAAACCGGCTCCGGCAGTTCTGGTTCAAACGGTTCGCAGACCTCGTGAGGGCAAACGCGGCAGTCCCCGTCGCATTCGTCGGATTCTGGCGCAGCACAGTTGCGCTTACGCTCTGCCGCCATCCTCTGTGCATATGAGATTTTTGCGATGTGGATTTCTCGCCAGTATTGTTTTTCTGCCGCGTTCATGGTTGCCTCCTATTTGCTGACTGCTTTCTCAAGACTCTCAACCCGCAACTTGAGACGGCTTAGTTCTTGTGCGCGTTCTTCCGGCAACCTTTCTTCAAGTTCCGCGATAGCACACTCAAAGGACTTATGCCCGACTGAATAAACCCCGTCTGCCGAGACTGAATACATGCTTGTGATGCTACCGTCAGACCGCGTGAAGAAAGATTCTTCCGCCCCGCAGTTTTTCGTCAGGCTCAACTCCATAACCTTTTCTATGGCTTGTCTGGTTTCCATTGTCTCCTCCGATTCTCGCTGCCTCGTCCGGAAAGTAGCTGGCAAGGCAGCGGTCACATATTCCGTGGGTTTCTCCCTCCTGATTGTCGTCAGTAAACCCCATTACCGTTTTGCACCATGCACAGCGGCGCGTCATCGGCGCGACTCCATCTGCTGTGCGTGTTGCGCCTCCATCTGAGCAATCCTGTCTTCTTTTTCCATGCATTCGTACAGGCTCCATATGCCTACTGCGTACAAAAAGATGATGCCGAGTATTGCTGGCCATGTTTTCATGCTTTCCTCCGCATTAGTCGTTTTGCTTCGTCAATTCTCCCGGCGTCAAACAGCCGCTTTATTTCATGTACCCTGTCACCGGGGTGGAAAACTGCCGCTGATATCCGGTCAACTTTTGCCTTGAGTTCCGCAACGGTTTTTTCAAGCTGTGCCAAATCCATTGCTAAAATCCTTCTCGGTGATATCGTTTAACTAGCAAGCCGCCTCTTTTCTGCGGCGATAGCTCGTTTTAACAGTCTGTCGGTAAGGTCGCACAACCTCGTGTTGTGCCCCTTGCGCTGATGCTCCAATTGCAACTCTTTAAGATCGAGCCACGAGTCGGAGCTAACATTGATAGGCTTCCGTTTCATGATGTTGCTCCTTTGTTGTTGGTAAATAATTTCCCCGTGTCCGCCACTTAGCCCAAACAGTTTACGAGCGTGCAATAGGCGGGGATAGCGAGGTATTCGATTTTAAAAGAGCGAAATTTGTTCCCTGTTGAGTTCCAGTATAGTTAAAATATTTACCGAGTCAACAGAAAAATAGAGAAAATTTTTAGCTGTTTGCTCCTGCGAGAAAAATGTCAATGATTACAAAATGTTGCGACATTAAAAAAATTGACATTAATCATTCGACAAGGTAAAAAATAACTATGGAAAAAATCATTGGGAAAAGAATACTTGAGGTGAGGAAGAGAATTTCCGACCTCAATCAATCGGATTTAGGCGCTCTCTTTGGCGTGAAAAACGTCGCCGTCTCACAATGGGAGAACGGCGAAACGATGCCAAGCGTTGAGGTGTTAGAAAAGGTCGCCGACATGGCTGGCGAGTCGCTGGACTGGCTTTTCGGGAGAGAGGACAAAACCATTTCAAACGAAGAGCGCAGGCTTTTGAGGTTTTTCCGAGGAACAAGCGAAGAAGGACAAGAAATAGTGCTGGAGACCGTAGAGGAAGGTGTTAAAGGGGTCGTCTGCCATCTAAGACAAAAAAGCAAGCCGCCCTCACGCAATGGTCAGAGCGGCTCCGTGAGATATTAGGTTGACGGAGTCAGAGTCCTAGTGTCAAACTCAGGTATCTTGCTATTCCGATAGGTCAAATGGTGTTTGGCTAACCTGTGTAGTGATACAACGCTGTGTCAACCATAGTGTAACAGCTTTCGCGGAAGGTCTGATAATCCAGCCATTCCTGCGAGGTACGATCGAGTGCGAGTTTTCCGAGTTGAGATGAATAATCGTGACGCTCCGTGATCAGGGCGTCAATCAATGTCCCTCTGTTTATATCCGGCACATTGACATAATCGTATTCATATCCCTGCACAGTTTCGCCATCGACAATCTTCTCAACCTGTTCAATGTTAAACCGGAACTGATAACCGCCGTTGTGCGGCACGATTGCGTCAGGTTGCTGTGTACTGCTGCCTTTCATAATTAACTCCTTTGTGGGTATTTTTTGTGCGGACGCATTACGCTTTCTTAAAGCAGAGCCGCCCGCCGACATCCGCCCTCGCAGTCGAAGCCGCGCTAAACGCATACCAATAGAACGGACCCGCACTCGCACCGTTATTCGCGCTACCGCCCACCCGGGAAACGCGCAGACCCGCCGCTTGATAGAAATAGTCGGTCATTTTTGTGGATGACGAACCTGTAACATCTGCCGGGAGGACGATGCCTAGCCCGGAGTGCGGTTTGCCGCCGTAGCCGTTGCTGGTTGGCAACAGCACGCCGTCACCTACGGCGTTGAGCAATCGCGTCCAGCCAGCCACTGATGAGTAATTAAACGGCGGCTTGGTCTTGTAGTAGACCGCATAATCGCTCACAAGAGATGCCACGCGGTCCCAGACGTTGCCGTAGGTGTTTTCGATGCCGAGTACCTGGGAATAGTCGGTAAGATAGCCGTCCGTGCCACCGGCTTGCACAGCACTGTGATAACCGCCTGCTGCATCACCAAGTCCACAACGCCCGATATAGCTATCGTTGAGCCAATCACCACCAGATAAGGTAGTACGCCCGTTGCCGACCATGCTCTGGAAATTCCATCCTGCAAACCCCACAAGCATCAAGAGGCGTTCCCAATGCCGCAGCATAAAGTCGGCTTGCTGCCAGCCAGATCCCCGAGCTTCAGCTAGCGTGTCCGTTGCCTCCGTGGTCAGGCTGGCATGCCCCCAATCGCCTGTGCGGGTTGTGACGGGCCACACCGGGCTTGTCCCGTCTGCCGGGTCTTTAGCAATGGAGCAGAGCTTGCTGTTATACACGCTCCCTTCGTATGCGCCGAGATAGACCGCACTGAGGTCGGTGAACACCGGATGTAAGGCAAACCCGTCGAGGGGCAGGTGGCTGAGCAGGATGTAATACCAATCGCCCCATATACCGGTTTTGACGTAAGCAGGCAGATATTCCATCATTATCTGCCCGTTGCCGCCAGTCAGGTCTACATCCGTACCATCGTCATGCTTAGTAAAATCTGTCCAACTGATACCTTTATAAACCGTGCCATCGTCGGCCAGCACTACACGCCGCAGGCGCTGAAAGATCGGCGATATGTAGGTGCCGGGAAAACTGCCCACAGCGATCCCCTGTGCTGTCCCGAGGCGTTGCCAAGTATCGGTGGTGATGTTGTAGGCGGCCCCGACATAGTTTGATTGGGTCGCCCCTCCAATATCGCCGGTCATTGCCAGCATATTGGTGACAGCATCGTTAAGCTGGTCAAACGTATAACTTAAAGTACCCATTATGCTTCCCTTTTTGTGTAGACAGGTTCGCCGTTTACGTCAAAAACGGGTTCTTGTTTCCCTGTTGTGTTGTTGAGAGCGTAGAGCCTCGTTCTGCGGCGGTTGCCACTACCACCGATGCCTAAGCCAAGACCAAGTTTCATTTCGCCATCCTTTTATCCACCGTCCGCGCCGCCGAATAACCGACATAGCCGACACCAAACAGCGTATAGAGCGTGTCAGGGATAGCTTGCAGCCACGCTTTAAACCCTTCCGCGACACCTACCGCTATCGCCGGATAAAACGCGTGCAAAACGCCCATTGGGATACCGGCAAGAATGCAGACATAAATAACGTACATAAATGACGGGCGGGCGCGGGAAGTCCACGGGTCTTTGCTGTTGGCCTCCGCGAGAATAGCGGACATGCGCGTTTCCAGTTCTTTCAACTCGCCGTTTTGCTGCATCTTTACAAGTTCCGCCTTGGCCTTCATTTTTTCCACAGGGTCAGGTATAAACTTGTCAATCAGCTTGCCGCCGATATCTAAAACGCCGTCGACAATCGGTATCATTGGTATCATTTGTCCGCTGTCCTCCGTAGGGTTGCCGATGGGTGCAGGTACACCGCGCCTTCCTCTTTCGGGAATTTGGCCCACTGGCAACGTTCGCTGTCCGCATCGATGTTGTACGGCTTGCTGCCGATATAGCCACCTGCGCCGTTGGGAGTTTTGACGCTGATAAACAAGCCGGGAAGCGGGATAGGGCAACGAAACACGTTAGCGTCGTGGTTGCTCCAATCGTGCGACCACGGCTTCCCTGTCCAGACGTAGCGGCCAAAGGAAAGAGCCACGGTCAGCCCATAGGGATACGCAAACAGCCGCTCTTTGCCGCGTTTCTCGTCGTCGTCCGGCCACGGCTCCAAGCGGAGCGCAACTATCCACGCCTTGTGCATAGGGTTAAGTCTCTTCGCCGTCTTAACGACCCACTGCCACACAAGCAGCGGGAAGGAGACGCATGCTGCCAGAGCACGCAGGCACCACGCTTTAGTGGCGGCCAGCAAGTTGTGTAATTTCGTCAACATATTTTCACCTTTCGTCGACATTGTTGGCACTGTGGCGTGTAGGCGTTGCCGCAGCGTTTGCAATCGGCCCAAGTCAGTACATGGGTATCCATTCCGACCTGATCCTTTCCAAGCCTGTGCCGTTCGGGAAGGCTTCGATAATCCAGAACCCGACATGAGCCGCCAGCTTTTTACCGCGCATGAATTTGGTTTGGGAGCAGCCCGTACCGACCTCAAACGCCTGCACGTTCCGGCAATCGAGTTGCACTGATTTGTGGGCGTGGCCGCTAAGTAAAATGTGCGGTTTATCGCCACCGGATAGCCCCTCAATGAACTTTTGCAGCCGGTACGATAAAGCGTATGAGGCACCGTCCCTGCCATGCCACAGCATGATTTCCAGGCCGTTAACGGTAATGGTCGCTTCGTCTTGTCCAAGGTGCGTGAAGTGCGGCACCATCTTTTCGATTTGCTTGCCGCTGATAAGGCCGATGTTGCCCTTCTCTTGGTACCAAGCGTCATGATTGCCGTCGATGGCCTTGACAGGGCATGGCGCTTGGTTGAGATAGGAGCAAGCGAGATCCACTTGTGCATCGAACCCAACAGCGTCAAGCTCGTAAATATGCCCCGGTCTGCCGCTCATGCCTTCCAGAATATCGCCAGCGTGAAGGATGCAAGACACGTTTTCCGATGCCGCCATGTCGCACAGCCTCCACCAGAAGTCAGGAGAGCTTTTGTTATGGCCCCAATGGGTGTCACCGCAGGCAATGAACTTGACGCTTTCGGTTCCCCACTCGTAATGCTTCGGCTGGCTCTTTTCCGGCTTCTTGAGGCTGCGAAGGATGACTTCGATTTCCGCATCCCGCAGATTGCTGACCTTTTCCAGCAAAGCTCCGCGCTTTACGTCGCCATTCCCGGCAAGCTCCCGGCGCTTTCGACGCAAAAAAAGGCGGGCTTTTTTCTCGCCCACCTTCGCTGCCTTCTTCAATCTGTCGCGGCCTATAGTCGGGTCAGCACGGAAGGCCGCTTCCATGCGCTGTGTGTCTGTCAATTTCCCTCCGTGGGTGCGATTGCACCCTTATAGGGTACGCGGTCTTTGTATTCCTCACGCTTGCCTCGGTTCCACTGGGTTACAGGTCTGCACCTAATAAAAGCCGCAAACTCTGCTGTATACCTCGGTTTTAGCCTTGCACTTTTCGCGGTCTTTCATTGGCACCACCTCCTTTCATTTCCTGCCGCAACCTCCGCTTTGCGAAGTTCTTTGCGGGCTATTGCCATATGCCAGCGCACGGTACCTACAGGACGATGCACTTTATGAGCTATCTGGTTTGCCGTCATGCCGCTATCGGCCATGCCAAGTTCTTTAAAACAAACGTCCAAGAACTCATTGTGGTTGTTGTACCCCCTACTGCTTTGCCTGCCCTTGTTTATCTTGTCGCGCATGTTGTCAGTCATTGTGCCTAGAAATAAATGGCCTGGGTTAACGCATCCTGGCGTATCGCACTTATGACAAATGCACATGCCTTTTGGTATTGGGCCTTTAAATAAAATCCAAGCCGCTTGGTGGGCTTTAACACGTTTGCCATTTATTGAAATTCGACCGTACCCGTTGCTTTCTCCGCCGCCCGTCCACATCCAACAACCTGTTTCTGGGTTGACCTTATAGCTGCTATTAAACCGCTCTAGCGGGCTTTTCTTCGGGTTCTTTGTTGTCCCGTGAATCTTTCGCCTCGAATAGTGTTTTTTGCACAACCCATGGACGTATGCGATAGAATCGCAGCCATCTACAGAACAAGTCTCACCACGTTTTAACAACCTTTGTTCTTCGTAGTGCTTGGCGCACATTCCTCTTGCGTGAACTTTTTTGTCGCACCCATCAACGGAGCAAGTTCCGTTTCTAGGTATTGGCGTATTACACGGAAGGTCAGTCGTCCCATATTTACGCCACCGCTTGTAGTGCATTAAACACATGCCGCGTGCAGTAACTTTCCTATTGCATCCATCAACCTTACAAACGCTCATCGCGTACCCTTCGCGCCCGATGTTTGAAAGCGGCGGGACGGTCGGGTTTCCGTCTTTTCGGGGATCAGCCTAGCCGCTCAAAATAAAAAAGCCGCTATAAGCGGCCCGTCGTTTCTTCCGTCTTAGCTTGGCACTTCATCACGCCTCCAACCTGTTCAGCCATCCCGCCAGGAAGCGCGGTTTGTTGATATTCACGTAATGATTGAACGCCAAACCTTTTAATGCACATAGCAACGCCTCTGGATGAGGGTAGCGGTTGATATATTCCGCTGTAACAGGCCCAACAACCCCATCAATGGCAAGGGCAGCTCCAAACAAGTTCGACGCCTCTTGCAGCCATTTTGACGCCCTGGACACGCCTGCATTGACGCACAGGTCAAAATATTTCGCCGCCAAGGATGGATGCTTGATAAGGTGCGGGCCTCGCTCCCAATAGAACGCCTTGTATATCGCCTTCGCCTTGTTAATGGTCAAGTTCGCAATATCCACCTTAGGAAACGCCCTTTTGCTAATACCGTAACGTGTCTCGCCGCCAGGGTCGGCAGGATCGTTGATGTATCCGCCCTCGTGTTGCAGCGTTAGCGCTACGGCTTGCTCGAAAATGTCCATCACTTTCCCTTCCCATGGCGCTCGTCGCAGATAGCACGGTGCGCAGCCATGTCCGCTTTCAACTCGCCATATAGGGTGATTCTGTCTTCTCGCTCTTTTGCCAAGTCCTGACGCATCCCCGACACGCTGGCATCGAGGTTTTCAAGCCGCCTGTCTAAGCCGCCGAAGCCTCGCTTGACAAGCCATCCGATAAACACCACCCCGCAGGTCATAACGCCAGATATGAGCAAATAAAGCGCCTCTTGCCACGTCTCAGGCATAGTCTAGGCTTTCTTGGTCTTCTTTCCGTTGTCTTTCTTCGGGCGGCGAGGCGGTCTTGGTGCCATTGCTGTTTTCTTTCCTTTACAGGCCATTTCAATTCCTTTCAAAAGAAAAGCCCCGATTGACACCGGGGCAGTTGTTGGTTAAATTTCGAATATGAACACGAGATATGCGATATATTTTTATCAAAGCACACCGTAAAACCCGGTCAGTTCACGGCCGGGATATAAGGTGCTGACTGCGATAGCAGTCATGGGTTTGGTTTTGAGGTTCTAAATGCTTGCAGTTTACACGCAAATAATATATCATGTAAACTATGAATATCAAGCGAGCATATAAATTTCGATTCTACCCCACGCCTGAGCAGGAGCAGGTTCTTGCTCAGACGTTCGGGTGTGCTCGCTTTGTATATAACTACATGCTGCGTGTGCGTACTGACGCATGGTTCCAGCGCAGTGAAAAGGTTGGATACCACGAAACATCTGCTTTACTTACTGCGCTCAAAAAAGATCCGCAGTACACATGGCTTGGGGAAGTGTCTTCCGTCCCGATCCAGCAGGCGCTTCGCCATCTGCAGACTGCGTTCAATAACTTCTTTGCAAAACGCTCTCAGTATCCTTCGTTCAAGTCCAAGCATGGACGCCAGAGCGCGACCTATGCTGCAAGTGCGTTTCGCTGGGACGGTAAGGTTCTCTATCTTGCAAAGATGAAAGAACCGCTCATCATCCGCTGGTCGCGCACTGTCCCCAAGGCAGCGAAGGTATCCACTGTCTGCGTAAGCAAAGACCCCGCAGGCAGATACTTCGTATCGCTTCTGTGCGATGACTGCGTAGCGCCAAAGCCAGCGATTGAGAACAAGGTCGGTATCGACCTGGGGTTGAGCCATTTTGCCGTGCTCTCAAATGGCGAAAAGGTTGCCGCACCCAATACCTTGCGCAGATACGAAAAGCGCCTTGGGGTGCTGCAGCGCCGCCTTTCCAAAAAGCAGAAAGGCTCAAACAACCGCGCCAAAGCACGCAAGAAAGTAGCGCGTTTACATGCAAAGATCGCAGACACACGCAGGGATTTTCTGCATAAGCTTTCAACCCGTTTGATACGCGAGAACCAAGCTATCGCGGTTGAAACACTGTCGGTAAAGAACATGCAGAAAAACCGGCGTCTATCCAAGTCAATCTCAGACGCAAGCTGGTCGGAATTTCTGCGACAGCTTGAGTACAAAGCCCTGTGGTACGGGCGCGAGCTGATAGGGATAGACCGATGGTACCCATCGAGCAAACGCTGCTCGAATTGCGGACACGTAGAAGTATCCATGCCACTTTCCAAAAGACAGTGGACGTGTCCTGAGTGCAACACCCACCATGACCGCGACATAAACGCGGCCAGAAACATATTGGCGGCAGGGCTTGCCGCAACAGTCTGTGGAGAGAATGTAGGTCCTGTGTCTCTTTGAGACATTGGCTGTTTTCTGTGAAGCAGAAAGTTCCTGGTAGCAATATCGGGAATCCCCTTCCTTCAGGGAGGGGAGGATGTCAAAGATTAGTCCCACAAGTATTTGTAGCCTTTACATAAAATCCCGCAACCTATATCCCCGTTGCTTCCTCGTGTTCTGATTTTTGAATCAGAGTCAACTTTTAATTCGACCTCTATATTCTCCTGCTGCGGCCCGTAAGTATGGGCTCTCATCCTTAGCGTGTACGCCGTGTCTGATGCTGCCGTGTCGGTCTGTCTCGTCTCTGTTAAAAGACCAAATCTGTTTGAATCGGCGGTACCCGGTATGTCCATCGTTACGTTAAGACTTGCAACAGTGTCAGGCGGCGACACAATCATGGTCTCAACGGCAGAGGTTGACAGGTCAACACTTATGGTTCGGCAATGCTGAATCGTGTCCCATACAAATCTCCCGCATTCGTCGGCATAGAAATTGACGATATTCCCGGCCCCGTCATTAAGCACCCAACCTATCTGCCTATAAAGCGAATAAGACGATGCATCGGAAAGCAGGTTTGTTGCAGAGGCGTCAGAGTCGAAGCCAGCATCTATCAAAGACAAGTCAGAGGATGAGATAATAAATACCCGGTACCATTCTGGGGCGGTGCGCGTAAATACCGCTGTCCCGTCCGTTACCGTCGCCGATGCTGCGGCGTATCCTGAAGGCTGAGAAGAATCGGAAGTGCCTGCTGTTGTGCATTCCCACCACCAAGGCGAGTAATTCGCCCGTACCAGGTCTCCAAGGCTATAAGCCGTTGAATTTGCCCTGTCTTCGATGCTCGTCTCTAGCGTCAAACCTGACGGGAACCCGCCAGCGTCCGTTCCTTCGGACCATGCTGCGTCAATCTGTTTTGTCAAGCCGGTCGCTAAAGTTATAATCGCCTGGTTTGTGCTGTCACGGCATGCGCCCGCAGATATGTCTATATCGTGGGATGCGTCGGTCCCGTTCGCAATATTTAATCCATAGTGTGATGCGCCAAGCATTACGCTTGCTGCGTTTAGGCTTGCAGGAGTTACAGCTGCGGCAGTGTCTTCCCCTGCTTGTGTATCCGCGTCGGTAGCGAACCTCATCACCCCTTTAAGGACGCTTGTCGCATCGGCGTCGATCTTTTCCAAAGTCACTGCGCCTTTGGCAAGTTTCTCCGTTACAATTGAGCCGTTTTCAACTATGGTATATTGTGGCGTTTCGTTTGTCACAGCATCCCCGGTTTCGTTCCACCCGAGGACTTTCCCCGCCTCGGGTGGCGGCAGGTCGGTACTCGCTCCGGAAGTATCGGAATCGGGGAGCTTAAACGACACGCCGACTTGTCGGGACAGTTGTTGTATCTGCATAACGATCCGGTCAAGCTCTTGCTCAAGAGTGTCCGGCCTAAAACCGTCTCCTTGTATCAAGTCAAGCCGTTGCGTGTAATCAACGTCCCGCACGACAATCAATTTCCCGTCGCTGTATGTTGCAACCGTAGTAAGCTCACCGCCACTTTCACTGCCCGCTCCCGTTAGGGTATAATCGGTTGTGAGCGTCAGAGGATATGAAATGTCACCGGCTGCATCTTCACGATAGACCGTCAAATCTGAGTCTTGGAGGAAATAAAAAGGGACGGTATAAACCGTCCCACCTGTGCAAACGAAAATTTGCTTGCTTGTCTCGTTGGATAGTGCCATCACTCACCTTTTCTTTTTGGCAAGAATATGTTTGCCGCCGTCCCGTTGCCTTCTTCTATCTGGTCATAACCTTTTTTCATGCGTCGGTATACTTGGGAGACGGGGACACCAGAAGCAAAGCTTACGGCCTCCGCAAGCCCAAACATAACCTTTCTTGCATCGTCAGCGGTCGGGTCTGTAAGCAG